AAAATTTATTATTCGAGAATACTTTTTTAAAATTCTTTTTCTCTTATTATTAATAAATCTTTCTGGCTTATCCAATTTATAAGCAATTTCCTCCCAGGTCAAGCAGTCACCTAACCAGTGTAATTTAAAAATGTAAACATCTTCAGGTATTAGTTCATCTAATAAAGTCTCTACTGTTGCTTTGAACATTTCAAGGTTTCTTAGACTAACATCTGAAGCTAATTTCATTACTTTACTTTCCGTAGGTTTATAGGCTAAATTAGTTCTTCTACCATCACCGTCAAGGTGTTTGTCGTGTATAATCTCCTGTCTCCTTAAATATATTTTATGGTCTATATTTTTGTATAGATCTAATTTTAAATCAAGACAATCAAAATCTCTTTCACTTAATCCCATTAGTTCTATCTCTCTTCCTAAGACTGATTCAGCAACTTTTTCTTATTAGTTTTTAAACTCAGTTTCTCATATCTTACATTCTGTGAAACTCACACTATTCTATAACCCCTTAATACATATAGCTTTTAAGCTATTGTTTTTTCTCAGTTTATGGTTACTCCATTATGTGAAACTTTAGTAAAGTTAAAAAACAAAGGCTGGCAATACATCTTTTAATCATTCAGAATATTATTAGCCTTGTTTAAACAATCAATTATTTTCTAGATACTCTTTAGCTTTACGATAGTCATCTTTAAATTCTAAATCTCCATTATGATTGGGAATGAAGAAAGGTAAAATAGTGTATGGGTATACTTCTGTTCGATATTGTGATAAAGGATATTTCTGACTTAATTCTTTTACTACACTATTGTTTATCTCTTCAACTTCTTTTTTCAAATTTTGAATCTCATCATAAGCATTCAAGATCTGTTTCAGTTTTTTCTGGTAACGTTTATAGATTTTCTTTTCCTCTGCTCTGCGTTTGGTTTCTTTGAAAATATATCCAAAAATATTTGATTTAGCTTCAGAAAACTCACTATCATATTTTTCTTGCAGTGAGTTAATAGCTTTTCCCATTCTCTCAAGTTGATCTATAGTTTCGGAGTTATTAGATAAAAATTCATTGATATTTTCAAACGAAATATCTTGCTTTCCTGCAATGCTTTTTCTTTTTTTATCTAGCTTTCCTCTTGCTTCTCTTATTTTATTCTGTTTATCATTTAGATCTTCTAGTAATGAAAATACTTTTTCTTTATCCATTTTTTTCTCCTAATTCCATTCAGCAATGTAGCCACAATCTGATTCCACTTTTTTAACATCAAATCGAGTATGTAAAATCAATTTCTTTCCAAAAACGTTCTCCGAAGTCATCCAACTAAGGGTGTCTTTCTTACGGTCGAATAATGTAACAAAGTTTTCTAGATCTCCGATAAATGCTTTCTTATCACCTTTATTCCCTAATGTCGTGTCATCTACAATTAAAAAATTATCTACAAAGAAAGTTTCGCTTGTTCCTGTCTCTTTATCAACTTTAAGAAGATAATTCCCTGAAGTATCCTTCATTTTTTCTAAAACGTTAAATAATGATTGACTGACAACCATAGATACAATACGTTCTGGATTGATTAGAGAAACAATAGTTTTCAAATCATCTATACTTGTAGCAGTTTGAGTTGTTGCAGTTTGAAGGATTTTCCCGATCTCTCTATTACGTGTTTTTCGTTTTAATTTAATGATTTTTTTCCCAAGAAAATCTGTCAAATTATATTGACCATCGTCTAATTGTTCTTGTGAAAACTCAAGCTTCCCACTAAATGTTTTAACTAAGTAATCAACACTAATAGTTTTCTTTTTAATTTCATTTTGGATCTGTTCCACGTTAATTTCTTGCAATAAGTCAGATTCAAACTCAGTTACTTCATACTTCCCACCACGGGTGCGAGTTTCAATAACATTTACTAGATCAATCAACTCTTTACGTTGATGTTCATCTTCGTAACTGTCAAGGATTGGTTTTTCAATGAGTACATGATTATTTTCTACGTTCATCCCTCTAGTGTTATGACCTGTACTTCGGATATATGTTTCTAATTCTTCCTTTTGTTTAGATAATTTATTTGTCATGTTTTTCTCCTTTTATCTTTTTATATCTGATTTTTGTTTGTAATTTTTTCTAAAATTCTTTGCTCTTAGCTTTTCTTTTATGATTCTTCGAGCTTTTAGAATCATTTTTTCTAGATCTTGATTTGTCTTGTTTGTCAGCATATTTTTCTAGTATTTCTTTTTTCCGTTTTTCTAAGTTTTCGTCATCTTTTTTGCACTTTGCAAATATTTGTTGTCTTTTCTTTGGATCCATGGAAAATTTATCTGCTACAACATACCTTAAAGAAGTATCTCCTGCCATAATACTCACCCCCTTTCAATGCAAACAAAAAGGGACATACCACTAGCACTATTTGCTTTCGGTATGTCCCTGAGTTGTTCTCAATAGACTTTATTTTTTTGTTTCTTTCTTGTATAGATGGGTAAATTTCCCATCTGAATAGAATAAAGTAATTTCTCCAAATTTTGGAACTTTTTCTATTTCAATTATACCACATTTTTCATAAACAATAAACCCTTTTTCTGTTGCAAATCCCATTCTATCTACATTCATTAAACTATCTCTCCTTTAAATTTATTTATTGTGTATCGTTTATCTTTGATAGTGAAAGCCTTAAAAGCATTACCTTCTAATCCCTTCAAGATTCTACTTGAATTTCTAGCATTGTAAACCGTTCTTAGTTCACTGCTATCTAGGTTTGTGTTAAAGATTGTAGTTTCTCGATTATTGATAATATCAAATAGAAAATCCTGTTCCCAGTCGCTCTTAGGACTAATTGTGCCATTTTTCGCTCCCAGGTCGTCAATGATTAGAAAATCTACATTGATTAGTTTCTTTACTGCTTCATGTTCCGTTAAACTAGCATTTTTACCATACTGCCAACCTTCTTTTATTTGTTTTATAATTTCAGTTAGACTTACAAATAAAACACTCTTAGGCTCATTCTTTTCTTTGAAGCTCTCATTTATTTCTTTTGCCATTGCAAGAGATAAATGACTTTTCCCTATTCCTGTACTTCCACTTATTAAAGTATTACCTGTCATACCATTTAGGTACTTTTTAACTTGTCCCTTAGCAAAGTCTAATAGTTGTCGTTCTTCTGTTGTGTTAACAATAAAGTTATCAAACGTTGCACCTTTTAACTCATTCGGGATCATACTTTCACGCATTAAGACATCATAGGTTTTAAAATATTCTTGCCTATCTTCAAACTCTTTTACCAGTTCTTTTTCTTTTTGCTTAATCTCCTCTCTAACACATTCAGGGCAAAACTCTTGCAAACTTCGTTCCTGGCTTCCTCGTACAGGTATTGAGATTTTCCAATAGTTGACCTGGTGAACCTCACACACTTTTTCAGATATCTTTCTGTTATTGTATTCTTTAAACTTATCTTGCATTTTTTAACTCCTAAAATGGTAAATCTGGAAAGTTGTTATCTGGCTTATTTTTAGAAATCTTAGGTTTTTGATTTAAATAACTGTCAAACTTAGAACCGAATAGTGTTTCAGGTCTCAAATATTTAAAGAACTCAGGATTATCTTTCCATTCTTCCGTTTTTACATCAATCACCTGTTTAAAATCTTCAAGTGTATAACCTTCATTAAACCTAGCTAGCAAAAACTTCTTTGTCTTATCAACAAATTTATAACGCTTATTAGCAACTTGATTCAGATAAACAATCGGAATCCAAAGTTCTTTATTTTTTGTTTTCTCTAAATCCTTTATAGAGTTTTCGTCTAGCCACTCAGGAAAGATATATTCTGAGTTTTGCTCGACTATATATTCTTTATCTAACTTTAACTCTAGCTCTAACTCTTTATCTATCTCTTTCTCTGTTGGACATGAGTTGGAAATAGTCTTTAATTTTTGGACATTCTCCAATTTTGGTAAATTTTGACTATTTTTTCTTTGTTCTCTCTTATATTTCGCCCAGTTTGTTTCACTCTCAACCATGGCTTTTGCTTGCGATAATGTAGCATGCCCATCATCATCAATCTGAATAAGTCCACATTTTGTAAAATATGCGACTGTCATATTTATATCATCCTCAGACACATCCAATTTTAAAGCTAGTTCCTGTACCAAATTATCAAAATATCCCTCATAGTATAAAATACAGTCATCTTCTAAGCTCTCCAACATAAGACGGATATAAATAACCGTCATAGTGTAGCCACCTGGCATATGTTTAAGTCGTTTAATAAAAAGATTATCAAAAAACTTCTTATCAACTTTCAACCAAAAATATACTTTAGTCTTTGCCATCTTCCACCCCCAGGAACTTCAAAATGTCCGTAACTTTGTAATAAACTTTTCTTGTATCTTCTAGTGGTGGTTGATACCGCCTTAGTCCTGCGCTTTCCCACTTCTGCAAGGTTTTGTATTTTATATCTAACTCGTCCATGGCTTCCTGTGCTGACATTAAACCAGTTAGTCGTGGTTTAGGTTTTTCTCGAACCGCTAGATAGTTTTCTACTACTGTGCTTATTTTTTTGGTTAAATCGTGCTCGCTTTCTTTACTCAAACTAAACATGCTCAATCCCCTTTACTTACTGCTCCAAGTTGAATATAACGACCATAGCAAGGATTTAACTCACTCCCTGGTGTTTCTACTACTTGTTTGTTGTAGGTGTGTTTATACTTTTCTAAATGATTTAGATAAAAGAATAATAAACCTACAACTAAAAGCAAGATAACTGCCTGTGTATTAGATAAATCTAATTCATTCATATTAGATCCTCGCTTTATAATTATTGATAAAATCCACACGATCCGCTTGTTCCATTTTGAAGAAATCATCCACTTCTTCACAAGTCACTTTTCCATCAACAAAATCAGAAAGGAATTGGAAAATTTTTGGGTACTCCTCCTTAATCTCTGCTATCAGTTCGTCAAACTCTGTTTGCGTTGTTATATTTATAGTTTTAGTCATTGTTATACCTTCCTGTAAATTCATTTTATGAGTAACCGCCTATATAATTGCTAAACACGGCCTTAGAATTGCCCTGTCAGCACTTGATTTTCAAAACCTTTTCTAATTGCTTGCCTGCTATTAGGTTTTCTTTAAATATTTGATAAAATAGCCCTTTTATGCTATAATTAGGGTATAGAAAAATTATCTATTACGTTTGTTTAATCACTTGCTTTGGTCGCCAAACTTTCAGCAAGTGATTTTTTTATTTCCTTTTTGTATGACTGCCAATTGACTTTGGTTTATAAAGCAAGTCTTTACTTTCGATAAGATCCAAAATCCAAGTAAAACTTTGTTCTAATTGTCCTAAATATGCTCCTAAATCTTCACTTGCTAAGCTTTCATAGTTCACATAAAGATACTCAACTAATTCTCTGTCTTTCTCAACTAACTTTTTAAAATCTTTGAGATATCTAGGAATTGGACAGCCTTTTTTGTTAGTAATTGTTTTAAATTCCAGATTTTCATTCATTTTAAACTCCTAATTTCTATTTTCTATTTCTTCCTTTCTTCTTTTTTGTTCTTGCTTGCCACCTAAAACAGCACCAGGGGAAATCATTTAGGTAGGGGAAATCAGGAGAGAATGCACCCCCTACAAACCCTTGATACTGCCATAGGTAGCAAGCAGAAATATTCTTGATTCTGTCTTATGCTCCTTTCTAGTAGTCTTTAGCAAGCCATTCCATTACGCTAGCATAAATTCTTTTAGGAGCTTTATAATCACCTTTCAGAATTTTAGGAACTGTTTTAGGTGAAACACCAATTTCAAAAGCTAACTCATAATTTTTTAATTGTAAATCGGCTTTTTTTCTTCGTAACGCTTTCGCTTGCGATTGTGTAATAATCATTTTTTTCTCTCCTTTCTATATTTTGTTCTCATTTTGAGAACGATTTAAGTATATACTCTTTTTTTGAGAGTGTCAAGTAGTTTTGTTCTTTTTTTGAGAATTTTTATAGAAAAAAATTCTTTGCTATGATATAATCAACTTAAAACAATTAAAGTAGGTTATACGCTGTGGAAATAAAGCTTAAAGAATATAGAGAAAAAGAAAATTTATCTTTGAATAAACTTAGAAGAATTTTAAAAGAAAAATACAATATTACCGTTTCTGATAGTCAATTAATGTATTATGAAAATGGAACTCGAAAACCAAGAAACAATAAAGTATGGGAGAGTTTAGCAGATTACTTTGGGGTTAGTGTTGCAACTCTTTTAGGCCATGATGAAATATCTCCTGAAGAGATGACTACTAAATTACAAGATTTTTTCGAAAATCTTGATATGAATGAATTAAATAACATTAAACCAAATTATGATTTGCTAAAAAAGGTTCAATCAGCATATGAAAACGTTGAAGAACATATAAACAATCCAAAAAAATACGAGAATTTTGGCAAAGGTTTAGCTGATTTTAATCAAAGCTACATGCTAACTATCGAAAAGTTAATAGTTAATGATATAGAAATGGGGACGAATTTTGCAGATATTTTAATCAACTATATTTCTTTAAATGACTATGATAAAAAAATAGCTTTTGATTTAGTTCAAAAACTATCTGATAGAGACGACGAAAAGGAGTAACCCCCATGGGATTTTTTGACACTGTAAAACAAGAGGGTAGTTTTTCTACCGCATCTGGAGTAAATGGACTACACTACGTTGTCCTTCAGGTAACTTTGAAAGAAAAGTTTTTCGGCACTGGATCAGGAAACCTTACAGAATTAGAAGATGTTATCAATAAACAAGCTTCAAAAGGTTATCGCCTGCATACTATTACTACTGCCAATGGTGGAAGCAAAGGACTAGGCGGTGGTGACCGTATCCAAGCCACAATGGTTTTTGAGAAGATTATTTAATTAACATCCTTTATAAGCCCCATAATCGCCTTATTCTCTAACCTGGTACATTTTGCCATCCGTCCTCTTAAAATCGAAAATAGAGGAGTTCTCGTAACTCCTCGCATGGTATAAACTCAAAACCTTTTCTAGAAGAAGCATATAAGAAAAAGAAATATAAAAAAGTATACAAATAATAACACTTTTAGGTACATATCAAAAACATATAAACATAGTTTTAGATTATTGTGTAAACCACAATTTAATCATACTTACTAATTTTAAAAAAATCAGAGGGATAATTTGATGATTAAAGATATTATTGAAAATAATAGTTATCCAATTGTATTTATTGGCTCTGGGATGTCAAAACGTTATTTGAAAAATTTTCCTACTTGGGATGCACTCCTTAAAGAATATTGGGAGCAAATAGAGGAACCAACTAGTATTTTTCAATTCAAACGCTCACTGAAAAGATCAGAAATTCCAGAAACTACTACAGATTTAGAAAAAGATTTTTTAGTTAACGTAAAAACTGCGGCTTACATCCAGCAAAAATTTGACGACCTCTTTTATGATGGAACTATTTTTGTCGAGGGTCTTACCGATGAAGAAGCTTATTCAAATAACATTTCGCCTTTTAAATACTCGGTTGCACAGCGTTTTTCAAAATATGAAATTAAAGATGAGATGCGTGACGAGATAGAAGAATATAAGAACTTTCTGTCGAAAGCTAAAATTATTGTGACTACGAATTATGACACTTTAACAGAAGATTTACTTGCCGAATTAGATAAAAGGCCGACTGTTTATATTGGTCAAAAAGGTTTTTTTGATGAAACCTATAACTGGTCAGAATTATTCAAAATTCATGGAGATGTAAATGACCCCAGCAGTATTATTATCACAGAAAAAGATTATAAAACTTATGATCAAAATTCCATTTTAATCAGTGCAAAAATACTCTCTAATTTAATTCAATCACCAATTATTTTTTTAGGATATTCTCTTACTGATAGAAATGTTCAAAAATTATTGACAGATTTTGCTTCACAGCTTCCAAATGATGACATGAGGAAAAATCTTAATCGAATAACAGTTGTAGAATATGAAAAGGATAATCACGATTTTACAGAACAGATTATCAACAACCCTTCTTTGAATACCTCACATTCAATTCTAAGAACTGATAACTATAAACAAATTTATTCAGACATAGGAAAAATAAACCAAGGATTGACTCCTTATGAAGTCAATCGTTTTCAAGAATCAATAAAAACTATAATTGTTACTGCAGGTAAAATAGGAAAACTTGATAGTCACCTTGTTAGTCCACAAAATCTTGACACTCTTCCTGAAGATATAAAAAAACGACGGATAGTCGTCGCTTTAGGTGATAAAAAGAATATGTTTGTAAATCCTAGCTACATCGATTATGTAGAAGATTATTTCAAAGATGGAGCCACATTCTTACCAGAAGTCGCCTTACGATTTATAGCTAACGAAAATACACAAGCTAGAATCCCTTTTGTAAAATATCTAAAAGATGTAGATTATGATAAGTTCGACTTCTTATCTAAAAAACAAAAAGAAAAAATCTCCAAAAGAATCAGTAAAATGGGAACTCTGCAAAACATCATTGATACGGTACCCAGACACAACAAAAAAGCATACAGCGATTTGCAAACTATTCTAGAGCTCAATGCACCTAAAACAAGAGAATTAGAATTAATCGCTTATAATATAGAGAATATTCCACAAAATGCCGTACTAGATTATATTAATTCTAAAGTAATTCCTGTCCTACAAGATAATTATAATGATAATGCTTCCGAATTATCAGCTCAGAGACGATTATTATTGGCTTATGATTTGATTAGTAACGGAAATTTGAGATAACAAAAAAAAAACGATAGAGGACTGCTCGAGATGCAGAAAACTATCGTTGGGACTAGCGGGGATTTGCTAGGAGAAGGGCAGGTTCTAAACTAATTTTAGAAAAAGACACATTCTTCAACACTATTTTATAATTTTTAGAAATGATAGTCAACTTCTAAAAACTATCAATAAAAAATTATTAGAAATATTGTAAAAACAATAACGTACTTGTGATTTATTACACTCTATATACTCAAAACCTTTTCTAATTGCTTGCCTGCTGATGGAAAAGGAGAATAAAATTACTATGAATATTTCACAATACATAAAAAAAGATGGTTCAATAGTATATCGTGCTAGTGTTTATCTTGGTATTGACCAAGTGACTAGAAAAAAGGTTAAAACCACCATTTCAGCACGTACTAAGAAAGAATTAAAGTCCAAAGCTATTCAGTCCAAAATTGAATTTGAAAATAACGGTTCTACTGTAAAAAAAGTGGTTAAAGTTACTACATATCAAGAATTGACGGAACTTTGGTTAGAAAACTACTGCCATACCGTCAAACATAGCACTCAAGTAGGGACGAAAACTAATATAAAAAAGTATCTACTACCAGCTTTTGGTGAATATAAACTTGATAGAATAACCCCTGCTATTATCCAGCATCAAGTAAATCAATGGGCTAAAGATTACAACCAACTTGGGAAAGGGTATCAGCAATATAGCCACTTGCACGCCTTGAATAAGCGTATTCTATCTTATGCAGTCTCACTACAAGTAATTTCTACAAATCCAGCTAGTGATATTATTGTTCCACGATGCAAACCAAAAGAAGAAAAGAAATTGAAGTATCTTGATGATGAGAATTTGAAAAAATTCTTGGTCTATCTGGATCAGTTACCTAATACTTACAAAAATTTCTATGATACGGTGCTTTATAAGACGCTTTTAGCAACTGGTTTGCGTATCCGTGAATGTCTTGCTTTACAATGGTCTGATATTGACTTGGTAAATGGTACATTGGAAGTTAATAAAACTCTGACCATGACAAAAGAGGTCAATAGTCCTAAAACTAAATCAAGTCTAAGAGTAATTGACTTAGATAATAAAACTGTATTGATGCTTCGTCTATATAAAACTAGACAAGCACAATTAGGAAGAGAAATCGGCTTGACTTATGAAAAAGTGTTCCCTAATACCTTTGATGAATACAGGGAAGCTGGTGGACTTCGTTTTAGACTGGAAAAGCATCTACAAAGCGCTGGTTGTCCTCGTCTAAGTTTTCATGCTTTTCGCCATACACATGCTAGTGTTTTGCTGAATGCTGGTGTAGGATATAAAGAAATTCAAACAAGACTCGGACATTCTAAAATCTCAATGACTATGGATACATACAGTCATTTATCAAAAGAAAGCAAAAAAAGGACTGTCTCTATTTTTGAGAAAGTCCTCGAAAATTTAAAAAGTTCCTAAAAAAGTCCACAAATTATAGTTCCTACTATCTAAAACATTGCTATATCAAGGGCTTTTAGCGTTTTATCATATTTTATCGGAAAATATGATAGAATAAGAAAATAGAAAACAAAAAGGAGAAATCATGTCTCAACTCTATGACATTACCATCGTTGGAGGTGGTCCTGTAGGCCTGTTTGCCGCATTCTATGCTCACCTACGCCAAGCCAAAGTCCAAATTATCGACTCTCTTCCACAACTAGGTGGCCAACCTGCTATTCTCTACCCTGAAAAACAAATTCTTGATGTCCCAGGTTTCCCAAATCTCACTGGTGAAGAACTAACTAATCGCCTCTTAGAACAACTAAAAGGTTTTGATACACCAGCACATCTCAATGAAACTGTTCTTGACATTGAAAAAGAGAATGATGTATTTAAGATAACAACTACTAAAGGTATTCATAGTAGTAAAGCTGTCATTATCGCTATGGGTGGAGG